CTCGTTCACCTGCACGGCTTTCGTATAGAGTCTTCATTTCGTTTATGAAGGCTTCGAAGTCTGGCTTCTCTGTGTACGCTACACTGTTGTTAGCCAATCGCCTGTGACCATCTGCTTCCCACCATGCACCTGTCTTAGCTTTAGCCATACGAATGTCTGATAGGTTTGATAGACTTATAAGTGCTGAGCGTCTTACGCCACCAACAACCACAATGTCTGCAACCTTACATACAACATCGTGACACTCAATGCTCGTTAGCTTACGTCCGTTTGCTTTCTGAAAGACTTCTACACAGAAACGAAATAGGTCAGCCAATGGAGCAGAACCTGATGCACGACCACCGAAGGTCTTGAGTCTAGCGCCTGATGGACGTACCTTACTCATGTCCCACTTAGGTATCTTACCTGCGTATAGCATAGCAATTAACTCACGGAATGCACTAGCCCAACCAATCTTACTGTCAGCCACTACAATCGTGGTGTCTGTAGGGTGGAACTCTTCTGCTACTACTGGTAGCTTATTGATGAAGTTACGCTCAACACTAAAGCCAACACCTGTGCCACACATAAGAACATACATTAGCTCATCAAAGCTTCGAGGCGAGTCAATAGCTAGGTAACTACAGTTAAATCCTGCTACGTTATCTTTGTCTAGTGCTTCACCCGCTGTCATCATACAACGCATAGAGGGCATTACTTTCTGTGTTACGATTCCATCATACAAACGCTCAGATGTTTTCTTGTCTATCTGTTTGCGGTTAACCCAAAAGTCTACATAACGCTGTACTGTTTCCTCCCAAGTCTCACGCCTACCTTCTTCTGAAAGCCATCGAGCGTATCTAGATTTGTGTATAAACTGTTGATACTTATCCATCTATTACTCCATGCCTTCGTATTCAGGGTGAGTGAATGTTACAGCTTGCCAAAACTCTTTGTAGAAAGATAGTACATCTTCCTTGTTTTTCCATACAATTACTGCGGGTACATACACTGGTGAAACTAAAAATAATACTACTGCTTTTAAAAAATATTGATGTCTTGCTCTCATGTTAACTCTCCTGATATACATTGCCGATAGATAGGGTTAGAAAGGGTAGCTGTATTACGAGCCCCTCAAACGGCATTACGTCATGTTCGCCATCTTTCATTGTCCATACGGGTCGACTATCACAAAATTCTAAATCGAGCCCGATTCCATTTCTTACTTCTAAACTAAAAAGTCTGTTCCAAAAATAAAATGTCATCTATGTTTTCCTTTGTTTTTTTGCGTTCGGTCTTAGCTTTAGAAGACCTTGTTATCTTTTTAAATTTCTTTTTGCGTTGAAAGCTTTTACGCCTTTCTTCTTTTCTGTCCATTATAACCAACCTAAATTTGTAGCGTTGTTTAAAATAATCATAAAACAGGTAGCGATGTGGACGAGCCACCAAAAAGTCCTAATAGCCGCCACTGTATCTGCTTGCTTATCTGTCTCTCCTACCTTCTCTCCAAGAGACTTAGCCCAGATACGCCACCACTTAGTCATTATCAGATAGATTTGTTTGAGTAAGTCTGCTCAAGTACCAAGCAGCTTTCTGTAAATCTTGCACTGCGTTCGACTTCCTTTCGTAGCGCCACAAGTATTTAATAGCGTTACCCTTTAGGTAGCCTTTGAAAGCTTCAGGGGTCATGCTCTCTTCAATAGCTTCGATGCACTCTACCTTGCCATAGTTATAATGCGAGGGGCTGTTTACATTGTCGGCTTTTTCATTATCCCAACAATCTTCAAAGTCTCCTGCATCAGCAGTAACAACAGGGTCAGTGCCTCTTGTGCTATCAAATACCCAGTTAGAGTTGAGGCGTTTCATGTACTCCTCAAACGTGGGCTCACCTACTTTGTTTGTCTTAAAAGTTACTTTATCCCAATCAGCAGGGGTTGCATCATCAATGCTCATTCTTAAAGTCCTCTCTTTTCTTTACGTTAATCCACTTGTCAGGTATACTATCTTCACTGAACCATCTAAAGTTGTTCTTGTCTGCCCACTCAGAGTGTGAGCGTCTTGTGCCATCCTTACGTACCTTAGCTTGAGGCATTGGTGCGCTTGGATTAGCAAATAAAAACACTAACTCAATGTCGTCAGGAAGAGCTTTGTTAATCCAGATGTACTTACTGTATTCAGCGCTGTCCCAAAACCTGCCTTTTGCTTCAAGCAATATCTTCTTGCCGTCAATAACTTTAACAAAGTCAGGCTCGTACTTGTGATTAACAGTGTACTCAACCTTATCAACATGATGCTCCCAAGCATCTAAGATACCTGAGTGGAGTTCGTACTCCCAGTTAGAGTCGTAGCCTTTAACTAAGTTCTTATCCACTGGTCGTTTAACTCGTGGCTTTCTAAAGCCCTTCCTAACTTTTTTCAATGTAGTGTTGCCTCCCTGCGTTCAAGCTCAACGCTGACTAAAAGCAGTAACGCTTCTAAAAACTCATCATCAACATCAGAGATTGTCCTGTTTGAATTATATAAGTAGCTTCCTATTGCTATTATAGCATCTTCTATTCCTAGCGTTTCGACATCTTCCACACTATGTCCTCGCTTGTAATGTCTTCTATTTCTTTATCTGGAAATATTTTAATTAGCTGCTTTATCTTTTTGTTTAGCCATTTGTCTGTATAGAAGCTGAGTCTTAATTGCCCCTGACCCCAGATGTGTTTCTGGTCGGGGAGCATCTCTTCCATGTTATTTGCATTAATCTTATTAGCCTCTACTTCGTCAACCAAAGACCTCAGCCACTCGAGCTGAAGTCTTTTAGATTGCTTGTAGATTCTTTTGCTTTTCCTGCGATTCATAGTACCTCATCCACTTTGGGTTCTGCTACGACTTGTGTTAGGTATGTATAGCCTGTAGAATATTTAAAAGTTCTAAGACCTGCACCATCGTTAGCGTCCTTGTGACATTCGTGTTTACTTACACCACGAACAACCTTTTGGTAATTTTATATT